AGCAAGGTGCCAGAAACATCTAAATGTGGCCGTTTCTGATGGATAGGCCGCGACAGAATTATATTTTGCAACCGGGAAGGGAGTGTGATGATAATTTGCATGGATTGGCAACAACATTTGGTAGAATCGTATCTAATGCGTTGACCAACCCTCTAGCATGGCTAGGGGGTTTTTTAGTGGGCGCATTTACCTATCTCGTAGGACCTGGACCAGCTTTTTATGCCTTGTGGATAGCAGTAGCAATGGATTTGATATCCAGACTGATGTGTGAATCAGTTAATCACGGCGGCTTCCTTAAGGCCGTTAAAGAAGGCCATATCAGGTCTGACAAGGCGTTGTCTGGCGCAAAACTGAAAATCACAGCTTATTTCTTTATGTGTGTTTTCGCGGCTCAGATAGAGAAATTCCCATATGACTACGCTTATTTAGCCAGTTCAGTTATTTACGGGATATTCTTCTTTGTGGAGCTTGAAAGCACTTGCGAGAACTTTTTAGAAGCAGGGGTAGAAGAATTTAGTTGGTTAAAACGGTTCAGCCGCCGCAAGTTAGAAAAAATCATAGAGGAATATGGTATTGCAACGGAAGAAGGTGGAGGGAGTGACGACGCGCCAATTTAAGATTGAATGGAAACCTAGTTCTAATTTTACGGCAGGGCGCAAGGGTAACAAGATTATTGCAATCGTGGACCATATAACTGCTGGCCTAATGCCTGGGTGCTTATCTTGGATGTGTAATCCTGGGGCAAAAGCATCAGCTCATTATTTAGTTACTAGGCAGGGTAAAATCTATCAGCTTGTCAAAGATGCATATACGGCCTGGCATGCTGGAGCAGTTAATCGGCCCAATTGGGCTTTGTATTCTGGCGGCAATCCCAATCATGTGACTATTGGCATAGAGCATGAAGGTTACAGAGAGCAAAGCGGGGACGGTAATTTAACAGAGGCGCAATATCAGGCTTCGTTGTGGTTACATAAACAATTAATTAATAAATATAATTTGCCAATAGATGATAACCACATCCTGGGCCATTACCGGATTGATTCTGTTAATCGACCTAATTGCCCCGGCCCTAAGTTTCCCTGGCAACGATTATTTAACGACTTACGAAATGAGGTGATTGATACGGCACTTGATAAATGGATGATAGACGGAGGCCGCGAAGGCTTAAAGTATCTCGAAGAAAAAGGCTTAGTTTTTAATGCAGACGATTGGGGAACGGAACCTAAACTAGCAGAACCTGTTCCCGCCTATTTATTGTGGATAATGTTGCAAAGATTAACTGAACGAATGGAGGGTAAATAATGGAATTTTTAAGTAACATAGACAATTCAATCCTTGTCGGTCTTAAGGTTTGCATAATTGCCATATTAGGTGATACTGCAATAGGCTGGTTGATAGCTCTTACCAAAAAAGAATTTGATATTAGGAAAGCTCCCCAGTTTCTAAAAACTAATGTCTTGCCTTATATCGGCGGTCTGATTATTGTTGCTTTATTGGCAATTTCAGATTCTACCTATATGCCTGTATTCTTGGCAGTTGTTACGGCTATTACTGCTAAGTTTGGTGTAGAAGTTATAAAAGATAAGGTGTTAGGTATGTTTCAAGAGCGTTAAATAGTATTATTGGTAGCTGCGATAATAGCTGAATCTGTTTGGGAGACATCTAAAATGGTGTGGCAACAAGGCAAGTTCCAAGTAGACCGGATAGGTGCTCTTGTGGTAGGCTTGTTAATTGCACTTGCTGGTCAACTAGATGTCTGCGCCTTACTTGGGCTAATATTCATATACCCAATAATAGGCCAGATAATAACTGGTATCTTGTTTAGTAGGGGTGCTAACTTTATACATGATTTATTCAACCGTATTGAAGGGCTTAAAGCCCCAGAATAACTGGGGCTATATATAGACTTCTCCAGCCATTACCCTATCAATTAAATCTTGGCCTTTTTCCAGACTCTCATTGATACTCTCATCTATGGTCTTACCTTTATCCATACAAGCTGTTAAGTGGAAAAAGGTTGTAGACCTGGTTTGGCCAGGGCGATGTAGTCTTTTCCAGCTTTGTTCATATTGCCATAAGGCATGTGTTTTAGTATAGTAAATACCAAATCTAGCTCTGGTCAAATCTATCCCTTCTGCCCCTGCAGACATTTGTACAACCAGAACATTGGTTTTACCATAATACCAATTATCTGAGGTGTCTCTCCTGCCCGACAGTTCAGAGCTTTTCCTACCCAGCTCTTTTACAACCCTTCTTATATTCTTGATATCCCTTCTAAACTTGGCAAATACAACTATAGGTTCATCAGGCAAATCTTCCAAAAGCTCTCTAAAAGCCTCAACCCTGGCTTCGTCCACCTTTATTACTCCCTCATCGGTAGGTAAATAACCACTGGTAAGTTGCTGACGCCTAATTATATTAGTCAGTATATTAGTTGCTATTACATTACCCTTCTTAGTTTCCAATACCCCTTCTTTCACCAATTCTTTATAGTATTTCTGGGTCTTTTTGGGCAAGTAGAATTTCCAAGGCAAATTGTGTACGGGAGGTAAGTCCAAATCTAGGCCAGGGACAATAAAGGCACAAGAGAACATGTTTTCATAAAACTCATCAAGATTCTGATATTTATCCAATACTTCATAGTCTCCACGGTTTATCCAAGTACCGTACCTATGCTTAAATACATCATACCTAGTACCATATATTTCTGGGTTTAAGAAACGGTATTGACCGTAAATATCAAATATGCTTTGGGCTAAAGGGGTGCCGGTCATAATATATCTGTTAGGGACACGCTTTCCCAATAAAGCCAAGAATCTAGACACTTTACTCCCAGCACCCTTAATACGATGGCTCTCATCACAAATAACACAATCAAAGCCGAATCTCATCACAAATTCTCTAAAGGGCTTTCTCCATACGCTATCGTAATTATTTACGACTATTATGGGAGAATTGTTGTTCAATTTGATGCTTTTTTCTACTTCCCTACCCTTACGGTCAGAAGCGTATTTAGAAATGTCTAATATGTTGTAAATATTTCCACTGTAATGCTTGTTAAACTCAGTTTCCCAAATTCTGCGCTGGCCTATTTTCTTAGTAGTCAACACCAGCACCTTCTTAAAGCCTCTATTAGCAATAAGGTCTATCATTACTTTGGTTTTACCAGAGCCCATGTCTGTATATAAGGCTCCATAAGACCGGGGCATAAGGAATTCAAGGGCTTCAAGCTGGTGTTTCCATGGTTTAGTGTAGAATTTTAATGACGGCATACCGGACAATCCTCCCAAGGCTGACCGTGACTACATAGACTTTCGCTGCTAGTTACCTCTATAAGCCAGCCAGATTTATCCAAGATAACTCCAATAGTTAGAGGGTTATTTGTGTTGTTTATTACTCTTTTTACATCCTCCAGATTATTCGTAGCAAAGCACAAGGCTCCAGCTTTAGACCACATTTTCATATCTAATATCTGGGCCTTACTGGGTTTATTGCCGTGGTCTGGGCTCTTACCCTCTATGCGAAAACTCCTGCCCTTCCAGCATCCGTTTATGTCTGACCTACCCACTTGATATTTGTTTCCATGAACTTTTTCGGCTATACAGCCTTTAACCTCTTTATTCAGGTAGTCCAGCATTTTGTTGACTATAACACTTTCTAAAGGCATGTAATCACTCCCTACCTCACATTTAGGACACCTATAGTAGTTTCCAAAAACCCTGCTATTTCCAGCTAAAGCTATGAAATAGCCAACACCAAGCCCTTCTCAGTTTTATTCCCATGTTATATCTCCTTTCTCCAGTATTGGCAAGGCCCAGATTCTACATAAGGGGGTACTCCCAGCCCAAGAGCTAATTGTCTTAATTTACACTCAGCTGGGTTTTCCTTACAGTTAACGCAATATTCCAAAGCGTATTCGGCAAAGTCGAATACCATATCTCTGTTAACTTTGATAGCTTGAGTGTCCTCTGTTACTAAGCTATCTACAATAAGCTTGGGGGTTACTCGTTTTATCAAATTGAATATAGCTCTCATCTCATTCTGCTCTGCTCCTTTTAATTCTACCTGAAGAAAATTGTCTAAGCTAATAGTTATGGAATTAAGCCAAGTTAAAGACTTTTTTGAGTAGTGTTCTTTCTGATTGTTGAAATATTGCTGCATAGCTGCTGCCCAGTAAATAACCTCACGCCTGTTGGAATTTATGTAACCAGACATTGCATGCCTCCTTGATAGATAAATTTTTGTCATCTATGTAAATATCAGCATATATTTTGCGGGCATTGTCGTTGTATTTTTCAATAACTTCTGGTATATTGTCGTTTACAGCATCGAAGTGCAGACCGTTAAAGGCACAGAAAAGTATGGCATCATCAAGCCTTTGCTGAGTCCTACAAGTCCACAGGATAATCCTGTAGCCTTCTTGCCGATACTGATGTACTCTATCAAACATCTTTTGGTTAATTGGGCCTATTTCTGGGAATTTGTCTTCTACCAGCGTTCCATCAAAGTCCACCGCCACTATGGGCGGCAGACTCATTCCTTTACTTACCATTTTTCAATTCCTCCCTCAAGTGTTGGGTAAACCATACTCTGGCCCACCCCTGATTATCTGTTCGGCTTGCCCGAAACAGTTCTGGGTACAGTTCCCTGTAGTTACTCTTGATTCTTTCTTTCAAATTCGCCAGGTCTTCCATAGTTTTGATGGATTCAATACCAAAATCCTGTTGAGCCCAGCGATTGATTTTTTCAACTGCTTCCCCTATCTTGTCTTTATACATATCTTCTACATAACAGAAGTGTACCCAGGAATCTCCAACTTTGTACTGAATCTTACTTAATGCCACTACTTCACATTCCTTTCATAAAGATGTAGCGAACCAGCTATGTGATGATATTCGCCCAAGTTAACTCCTAGCTCCATGGCCATCTTGACCTGAAGAGAAGTAAAGCAGAATACGTCATACGGAAAACCCATCCATATGTCGTTACTGCGCATATATATGGTACTATGAAGTCTATTACCACGAATAAAGTACTGTATACAGATAGTACAGGGTAAGTCTTTGGTGTAAGAATTGTTTGGTTCCTTTATGTGTATAACTGCTTGCCGGCTAAGAGGGTCAGCCTTTAATAGACCTTTCACATATTCCCACTGGTCAAACCCAAACTTGTGGTAAATTCGGTGACCGTAGGCAGAATTAACAGTTTCTCCATCATCAGATAACTTTTCCCAGACTTTTGAGTAAGGGGATATGGCCGAAACCATGTTACTTCCAGATAAATACCAAAGCAGTTCGCCCATGGCGTATTTTAAAGATAAGTTACGTTTTTCAGATAAAACCAATCCCTGCCGGGGGTCTTTAATAACGGTACAAGCATTAAGAAATTCACCAACTACAGTCCCATCTCTGGAGGGTTGCTGGTTCTTTTGTTCTAATAGTCTGTCATACCACCATTCCCAGGCCTCTGTTGCATTATTAACACAATTAATAAGCATTAGCAATACCTCCTCACAAAATCTATGGCTTTTTGCTCCAATATCTTCAAAGATTTGTTATTCTGTATAACTATGTCATATTCATAGTTCTCCACATTTGCATCGGATTCATTACTGAATCGTTTCTGCTTTGTATCGTTTCTGTTTATGAATACTGTCACAGCTCCGTGCTTTTCTCTGTAGTAGTCTATATTCCTGGGTTCTCTGCAGTGTATAAATACAATACAATTATCGCCGTAGTCCTCCATAGCTCTAATAAGTTTAGCCTCTGTGGCTGCGATAACCCCATTAAATAAGGCTTCAGACAACTCCATTAAGTCAGCCAAGGCTTTGCGTATTTCTGGGGTTTTTTCTTCCCCTCTCCAGCCTAATACATGCAAGGCTAATTTAGCTGGGGTACTGGTAACGTAATTAACTACAGGTATCTTACTGTGTTGTGCACACAATCTTACAAACTCATCCTTACCACTACCAGGATAACCGTTAATAGCAAATATCTTCACAAAATTTCCTCCTTTACTTACTACCCCATGCCCCGATACCCACGTCAGCCTCAATAGGTACTTTAAAGGATACGCCAAATATATCAAGAGCCTGTGGGTGGGCCATAATCCTTTTGACCTCTCTAACAGCCTCATCGACATTATTCTCTGGTACGTCCATCAATATACTGTCATGTACCGTACCAACTATACTCAGGTCTAGCGGTTTTCTCAAGGTTTTGTCTATTTCTACTGCTGCTAACAGTAACAAGTCTGAGGCTGTACCCTGAACTGGGCTATTTACAGCTCTTCTTGCTGCCTTACTTCTGATATAGTTGTCTGAAGAGTATATGTCTGGTAACTTCCTGAATCTACCAAACCTATTCTCGACACCACCATTAGCCTCACAGATAATTTCCATTTCTCTATGCCATTTCAATAGGCCAGGATACTTGATAAAAAATAATTGCCGGTATCTGTCAGCTTCTGGTTTACTGAATACCGTATCGTAATTGTCAAAAGCGTAACTTACAAATCCTTTAGCAGACATACCATACAAAAACCCAAAATTAACAGGCTTTGCTCTACTTCTGGGTTCTCCCTTTACCTGTTCTGCGGATAATCCTGTTAAAGACATGGCCGTTTCTGTGTGTATATCACCTCCCTCTCTGTAGATTTTTAACATAGTGGGTTCATTAGCATAATCCGCAGCTATTCTCAGCTCTATCTGTGAGTAGTCTGCCTCTAATAGTACCCTGCCTGGAGGGGCTGTAAATAGGGTTCTGAGCTCTTTATTCCTGGGAACCTGCTGTAAATTAGGGTCTGAGCAAGATGTCCTGCCGGTTACTACGTTGGTAAGATTGAAATTTGGGTGTATCCTACCATCATAAAAAGCATCATCTTCCCAGCGATTGAGAAATTTTGAGTTAGCCCCATAATAGAATTTGTAATCAAGTAATTGTTCAGCAAGGGTGAATCCCTTTGATTTCAGTCTTTTGAGTACTTTGGCATCACTGGAAGGTTCTCCAGTCTTTTGGGATAGCTTTATCACAGGCATATGCTCTTTATTGAATAATACATCAGATACCTGTTTTGGGCTATTCCAGTTTATATTGTATTGTTTATTGAGTACAGCCAGCTTATCTTCTTGTTGTTTACGGTAAGTCTTACGAACTTTGGATAGTTCAGGTTTATTGAGGTATATTCCAGTTCGTTCAGCCCTACGATACATCAAAAACGCTGGTCTGAGCAGATGCTTGTAAGCTTTCCATTGTTGCGGCGTCAGTTTCTGATTGAAGAATTGGAACAATTTCCATGGGTTCTCCAAGTCTTTTAGTAAATACTTCTCAACTGTGAGGCTATTGGGTTTTTTCTTTTCTTTCAGGGGTATATCCCAATCGGGCAACCCTAACCAGCTTTTACTCATCTCTTCGAGCCCGTGGGGAGCAGCTAGGTCATAAGCTGTACCCATAACCATAATATCATGATGTATGGGTAATAGGATACCATACTTTAACTGAATGAATAGAGTATCAAATTTGCCGTTTTGCCAAATAAGTATGACTTTCTGTTCTTTCAGTTTTCGGGCTATTCTTTTGAACTTATCCAGGTCTTTGTCTTGATGCATATTGCAAATAATTCGTTTATCCATGTCAGAACCCAAGTCTCTTACTAAACCAATACCTATGTAATTTATATCGTCTTTGTATCGGTTTACCCCAGTAGATTCTATATCTAAGACAGCATATTTATAGGCCATAACCCCCACCTTCCTTACTGTGTTGCCCACAACAGTCAAAAATACTGACTACTTTGCTGCCGCATTTACCCAAAGTAACTGGCTTTTCAGGATACATCCCCTTAGAGCTGAACTTAGTACAAGTTAGGCAAATACCAAAACTAAATGCACCTTTCACAGCAAAATGATGCTCTAAGGCAGTAAGTAAGTCCAAAGCCTCAGAATATCTGATTTTATTGTCCCCTACTTTTAAACCAGCTTTTGGGTTGACGTCAACTTTGTCTTGAATTGCTTTACGACAACTCTTCAAGAGCATTTCTAAAGGGTTCTTATATTCGGGTGTACCTTTACCCACCACACTCACTTTTCGCACCACCTCGCACAAATCTGTACAGGAGAAATCGACAAGTTACTTTAGGGCTATCCCTTTCCAACAAGCCTCCCTTGAATCCCCTTTTCGACCTTCTTTATAGCCTTGAGACCGTAAGTGCCGGATAAAACCATGAGGCTTATGAGCAGTACGGCCAGTGTCAAGACAAAATCTCAGGTAAGAATCATATAAAGTCTTTTTGGGAATCCAATATTTCTGGCCTTTCTTACACTCTTGAGACAGAAAAGCATGAATACTATCACTATCCTGGCGCAAGCCCTCGACCAATTTATCGCTGGCCTCAGTATTGGGTATCTCTGTGAGAGGCAGTCTTTCCAACAAGAAAGGCAGTACTTCTTCCACACTTTCAGGGCTACACAGCTGGTCTACATAGGCATTATTCAAGTCTAGCTCAAGAGGCATAGGCAGTATCCTCATCCTTTTGTAGAAAGCATTGGATTTTTCTTCTAACTGTAGGGGCATCTGGTTGAATGAAAACACAAGTTTGGAGAAAGGCACAAAGAAGAAGGGTTCCTTGCCTTTCTTTTCATGCATTATTTGGTCCCCACCTGTAATTTTTTTGAGATTCTCAATAGAGGACAGAGGTAAGGATGAGTTATCTGCACAGGAATTAAGCAACCTATTGTACAATTGAGCCGGGTAAAATCTCTGATTTAGCTCGTGCATTGATAAGGAGGAAGTATTGTCCCTACCCACCATAGTTTCAAAAAACCGTATAAGTACAGACTTACCTGTGTTAGACTGACCGTATAGTATAAGGAAAGTTTTCAGGCCATAATCAAGAGTCAAGCAGTATGCCATATAATCCAGCAACATATCAAGTTCTGGCTTGTCTAATTGTGCTTTATCAATCAAGAAGTCATATAAGTGGGTATCTTCCCATTTCTTAGACGATTTAAGGACAGAGTGGGGTATCTGTACGGTATGTAGATATTTGCTATCGTGCTCAATTAGCTTACCTCTTTTTATATCCCACACACCGTTCTTGAAATTTATCAGGTTTTTATCTGAGTTCAAGTCTGAGGCTCTGCGTTGTATCCGGGTATCATCTATCAACAAACGATAGCATTCTACCACACGAGAATTAGTTATAAGGGGGTCATAGGCAATCATCTCCTTAATTGTGTTTCTTACATAAGAAGATGCTTCTATATACACTCCTTCCCGGTATTGGTAACACTCACCCCCTAACACAAATAAATCACCTTTATTCACAAAATAATCGCCAATAGCTCTGGCATTAGGCTGGCTGGGTATGCCTTTAGCGGTATATAATAAGTATGGGTTATCTCCCTGTGGCTGGGCCGGGTATCTTTTGGTATTCTCTACAATACCGTTAAGCTCATCCTCAGCCATAGGCTCAGCAAATATTATGTTATTGATTACTTCAGCCATAGTTGCTATCTGGGTATCGCTGGCCCCTCTGTGTTTATAAGCCATAAGATGGGCAAATAGGGTAGAATTACGCCCATCACCCTCTTTTTTGTCCAGCAAAGATTCTTTTCTGTTGGGTATAGGGGTGAATTCCAGGGGCATATCTATGACTTCTTTGACTTTATTAAACTTCCTATCAGGTAAACCAAAAGGCAATATCACATACCCTTTATTAGCACACCTGAAATCGCACTTTAACCCACAAGGTAGAACCATACCAATTTTTTGGGGGTACTCCTTGTCGCATTTAAAGTATAGGTGTATACCCTTGGGAGTCTCAGCCATAAGGGTTTTTAGGCCCAGTTGCTTGATTATTTTCAGGGCTTGTTCTTTACCCTCATCTATATCCACTACTATGTATCCTGTTTTAATCCACCAGCCTATTGTTCCCCCAGAAAATATGTGATTCTCAGCAGAATCTACATCTACTATGGCAGGGTCAATCCTTTCTTTACCCTGGCAACGCACATAAGAATCTTGACCCAGCAAGGAATTAAACTCTTTGAGTTTCATTCCCTCACCTCACGGTCTTTTACAGTAGTTTCCAGGGAGGAATCTGTATCCAGCCAACGCTCCAATCTATCCAATTTTGCTTGAATTCGGTCTTGTAGTTCTTCATCAGTTATGTCAAAAATCATCTGTACGTGCTTACTAACTACAGTAACGTCAGCTAATTCATCAATTACTCTGTCTCTAAGGTCAGCACAAGCAGATTCATGATTATGATACCGGGGGTATTTAGCCAATACACAAGCTAATTCACACAGCTCTTCAGTAGCTACTGTAATCTGATTAGTGTAACCATAGGTGTTCTGAGCCCTCTTCAACAACTTTTCCAAAATTCTCCCCCCTTTAGTAATTCACGTCCTCTTCTGTAAACTTCCAACGATGAGTTACTTCCACATTATAGTGTTCAAATATCCGGGCAGTTTCAGGAGATATTGGTTGTTCCCTGCCATACACAACCCTTTTTATACCAGCAGCTACAATTGCTCTAGCACAAGCCTCGCAAGGGTATCGGGTTATGTACATAGTAGCTCCATACAGATTACCTTGACTATTACAAATAGCATCAATCTCTGAATGAATAGCCCGGCAATCTTCAGGATTGCGGTGGTCTTTTGTATTCTCCCCATACTTTTCTACCCTTAGACAACCACGAGAAGTCTTACATAGATTTAGGATAGTTCGATTTGCTCCTAGAGCTAATATTTTGTTGTCTCTGGCAATTACGCAACCAACCTGTACCTTTAAACATCCAGACATAAGTTTGGCGTAGGTGCTTGCTAATTTTAACATATTAACGGCAAACATTCTCAATTACCTCCTTAAATTTTGATTTGGGTATAACTTCATCGGTATAGATACCGCCCACGCCTGTTATTATATCGGGTAAAGCTCTGGAGCCTTTGATAAACCATTGTATATCAAAATCAAATACGTCTTTCGTTAATTCTACTACATTTATACCCAATCCCTCCAGCATAGGCTGAAAATCTTTGCACTTACCCGTTTTAGAATACTGGCAACCTCCACAACCGCTAGACTTGAATTTTTGGCCCTCAAATTGGTTAACTATTTTGTTTACCAGTTTACCGGATATAATCTTGATGCCTCCCATAGTAAAGTATATTTTCTTGTTTTCTGGCATACTAGGCCGCATAGCGATATAGTCTTCAGTCCGTATCTGAACCATAACAAGGTAAACAAATCTGCGTGTTTTAAGATGACTAAACAATGGTGCTTTAGGAGGGCAACAAGGTCTTGCCCCATACTTAGGACAACCATCACCTTTTGTACATCTCAGATTGCGAGTAGGCAAGTCGCACTGATACTCCAACAGTAAAGAGGATTTTACCCTCTTAACTTGTATTGTTACTGGAATATAATTACCTCCGGATGTGTGTTTATCCAGCTTTAGTATCACTTTATCACCTTCCAAGACACGTAAAAGGCAATAATATATGGGCTGATGTTTATTACATAAAGGTCTAGCACAGCTAGTACCAAGGCTATGCTTGAAGCTAGTAGGAATCTTTTGGCTAACCTGTAATTTCTCTGGTCTTTTTCAGGATTTGGTGTTAATGAAATTCTGTTAGACATTGTATCCCCTCCTGTATTTATCTACGGTTTTCAAGAATCGTGGCAACATCTGGTCTTTTGTAACTCTGGAGGTATCAATCCTGAGAGAAGTAAAGCCTTGTTGCCTGAAGTACTCAACATTTCGGTCAACTGTTCTCCACTTACCTTTTACTTGTTCTTCTTTTATGGGTTTATTGCCATTTCGTTGATATATACGCTCCAAGCATGTTTCTATTGGGGGTAAGAAAGACATTATGATAATTTTACGTTTAAAGCTGTCTTTTTGCAAGTCTCTAAATAAGTCCACATAGGTCGATTTTATGGTAGATGCTATGACTCCTTCCATAAGTACATCCATTTCGGTATAGTTCAATGCTGCAAACAGGGCTTGTCTGGTCTCCAGGTTATTCTTGTAAGTGTCGAGACCACCAGTTTTATTGAAGTATGTACCTAAAGCAACCCAGCCGTAAGTAGGGAATACTGTAAGATAGGGCCGTTTACCTCCCTGAATACCAATAACCTCCATTTTCGGGTCATCCATCATAGAGAGAGGGATGGTAGATTTTCCAGCACCGTTGCACCCTCTTATGTTAACTAATACCCTCAATCCCAACCACCCCTTTTTCCAACCAATCCTTACAACGATGTTTCTGTATCCCCTTGTATCCTTTAACTTCACCTAAAAATTGATGGTTAAATGCCTCTAAGCGATAGCCCCACAGTTCCTCCCACACATAGTTATAATCGGGCAAATTTGCTTGTAGTTTTATGATTTCGTCCTGTACCCGGTCTATATAGTAACCACCATATCGAGTGCCCTTGAATAGTTTTCTGAAACCGCACAGGGATGTTTCTAAGTCTGTAATATTTGTAGATACTTGGGGATATTGTTTCTGAATAGCCTTGATTACTTGGGGCAGTCTCTTTTCTAGCAACCGTAAGGTGCAAGGTTCAATATACCCATGGATATCAAAATCACTTGCCTCTTCGTCTAGGTATAGTATATGCAACATACCAGAAGTAGCAGTATTACCATTTTTCCAGTCAAACCAATCAGCGTCAGCTTTGATAGGGGTAAGTTTAGTAACAGCTTCAATAAACAGGAATGTGGTGAATCTGCCAAAATACCGCCAATTCATCATTTCTTTATACAGATTCATGTAGGTTTCTTGAGGACTTCTACCCTGTAATTTCTTGAAATATTTCACAGGGTCATGTCCTACCTTTTTCATCCAGTCAGAAACCAAAGGTATGAACCAATTCATATTCTTTACATATCTGCGGTCTGTCTGGAATATCAGAGGGGCTTTGAATATACTCCAGAAATCTCTGACTTTTTTAGGAGTTAAAGTATCGTCCAGAGGCAATTCCTCAAACAAGAAAATTGTAGTACCCACACAATAGCAGGTAGAGTACAGATAAGCCATCCATAGCCTATTCTTGATAGATAGGTGGTGTTTTTCAGCATATCGGGTTAGTATAGGAAAATTCATATCGAAATCGCCCAAACTGTGGTATTCCATAAACTTATTAAGCCTCCAAGGATGGCCTGTGTCTCCAGGTATTTTCACGCAGTAACCTCCTTAAATACAAAAAGGGGCACAAAGGCCCCAGTTTGTTTTATTCATCCTCCCAGTCATCATCGTCATCTTCGTTATCTTGTTCCGCTATGTGTTTCTCTACAGCCTTACGGACTTTCTTCTCATTTTCCCGGTCTTTCTTGGGTATGCTGATACTGTTCTCTTTGGCATAAGCCAGCAACTCTTTTAGGCTGGCCTTCTTAGGGTCAAAAGCATCATCATCGTCCTCATAGTCATCATCGTCATCATCGTCCTCGTTAGGGGTGGGCTCGTCCTTCTTGAGCGGTAAGAAAGTGGCAATTTTTGCCCGAAGAGAACCATTGTACTCTTCATGGATTACTTCAATAATACAGACACGGCCAATAAGCTTGTCCAGGTCAATTTTGATTTTGCCTTCAGCCTTAACGCCAATAGCCTCAAAATAGGTTTTCAATTTCCACAAAGCTTTCTGGGTAAGAGGGAAGTTCTCAAAAACCTTGGAGCCTTTGCTGTCCCCTTTAGTTACCTCAAAAGTACCTACCAGCATGTCATCTCCTGCCTGGCTTTGCGTTTCCTCCAGTTTGGTTAACTTGGCAATGTGCTGTCCTTCGTCACACCTAGTGAAACTTTCTACCCCTGTAAAATCCAGTTTTTTAGTTGCCATTTACTTTTCCCCTTTCATTAATTTCATGATTTTATCATAAGTTGGGTTATATACCAACTTAGGTAACTTGATATTAGCAGGTTTCTGAGTTTTAACCCAATAATAAGGGTTAGTGGCCAGGTGGGCAGCGTGCCGGGTAATAGTAACTATTGAACCGTCTGGCTTTTCCTTTTCTTTTTCGATAACCGTAGTATGGATACCGAAATTAGCCATTCCCTCCAAGTAGGTACGTGCCCCCCTGGATACGTTGGGTCTTATGTCTGGGCTTATTTCGTCCTCATAGCCCTCAATAGAGTCAGCAACCTCATGACAGGTAAGAACCACTATCTTGTTTCGGGCTATGAGATGGAACAGCTTGATTAGCTCTTCAGTATCCGTCTTGAGGTCACCCCACATCTGTTGAGTGACTCGTTTCTTTTTCTGTACAGCATTCTGGTCTATCCACTCGTTCACTACCAGGCCGAAAGTGTCTACCCCTACAGCAGCATATTTGGTGTCTTTCTTGAGCTCCTGGGCAATTTCTCTCAGCTCAGTAAGATTATCAGGGGCCAGGGCCTTAATACCTTTTTTGCCGGCTATGGTATTACTGCCGTCATCCCCAATTCGTAAATATAAGAGGGGTTTGGGAAAAGTTGATAACAGCTCAGTCTTACCACTGGTAGACTTACCGTAGATAACCCATAAATTAGACCCAGGCAGCTGGGATATGTCTTGGGCTTTAGCCAGATGGCTCATACATTCACCCTAAAGAACTTGTCCAGTATTTCAGGCTTGATAACCTGACTCAGTAGCTGCCGGGTTGCTTCTTCTGGAGAGTAGTTAGCGGTGAGTTCTTTTATCAGCTTTTTGCGGGCATTGTCCAGAGCATCTGTCCTGTGCATAAGAGTAAGGACATCCCATTCACCGACTATTATGGTTTTGATACCGTCTCCATCATCAGCCAGGACTACTGCGCTGCGCAGTTCAACCAATTTTTCGTTTACTTCGGGCTTATTTCCCTTTACGATTATTTCTATCATCTTCTTTTTCCTCCTCAATTGTGTAATCTGTGTCTATAACGTACTGTACATCTGCTCCTGTAAACTGAGCATAGCATATAGGCTGGTACTCACAAAAAGAGCAGTTTCGGCTTATGTTCTTGGCCTGATTATCACCTCCCCGTGTTATTATGTCTCTGGTCACTTGCTTGAAACTGTCCCAGGCCACTTCTACCATGTTAGGTACAATCTCGATGTCGCAACGGAAGAAGAAATTGGATATATTGGGAGTAAAGAGTTTAGATTTTCGAAGAACAGCTTTGTCTGTAATCTTGTGCTCTCTACAGGCTCTGAGCCAACTCCTAGGGGTTATGTTACTGTTCTGGGCCTCGCTCAGTCTCTGGGATTTTTCCAGCCACACGGGTTGTTTAGCCGGAGTGCTTCTTATATAATCCCAATGTATCCGGGAAGGAGTTACCCCAGACTCTTTTTGCCAGGCTTTAGCATATAAGCAAACCTGAAGATTCATAGCCAGCAGGGACATATTCGGCATAGTGCTGAAGGTTTTGTGCTCACCCAGAGAGTTGTCCTCATACACTTCATCGATAATACCATGGAAGTAGATAGGCTCTCCCTTGTGTTTAGCCATAAGAATAAGAAATTCATGCTCTGTTTCTTTGGGTAAAGTGGCGTTTTTCCAAACGGCGCAATAATCATGGTATATTTCCTGTATATCGTCCAAGTAGGTATCGCCCAAATCAGCCTGAGCTTGTGGGGGCATTTCGTAATAGGTATCTGCTATAGAGTCAATAATCTCTGCGGTTTTATCCCGGTATTGAAGTAGGGTATGGAAATCCTTACCAAAAGTTAAAGGACGCACAATTTTCTTGGCTCTTAATCGTTGCTTATATCGAAAATGGTGTTTCTGGGGACAATCCAGATAGCAACTT